ACCGCAGCGACATCAAATTCAGTCATCGGAATACTCCAGTTTTTTCGCAAGGTCTTTGACAATTTGATCTGCATGAGTTAGACCCCGAATAACTCCGCAAACGTGCCGGTACTCGGCGAAATCCTTAGCGCCACCACCGTTTAAAAAAACGGCTTGATCCTCGCGTAACTTGTCAATTTCTTTGAGGAGGTATGCAAGCGCTTGTGAATTCATTTACTGTCCTTTATTTGGTGGTTTGCTGGTGTTCTGCGCAGCTCTTTGCGCGGCTTGTTGTACAGCCATTTGTGCTTTGTGTTTGGCGGCGTCAATGCCCATACGCATTCCTTCAGTCTCTTGCTGTCTTGCTGCTTTATCTTTGTTTGCAGCAGCTTGTGCGCCAACTTGCATAGCCGCGATTTCTTTCTGGGCTTCGATACGAGACTCTTCAATACGAATCTGATCTGCTTTTGCCGCAGCATCAATCTGTTGCTTCTGCTGTTTAAGCTGCAACTCGCCCTGCTTAATCTGCAACTCTTGCATCTGCATCTGAACCAACGGGTCCTGCATCTGTTGTTGAGCTTGCTTTTGTTGAGCTTCTTGTTGGTTCTGCTGAAGAATCTGTTGAGCCGCTTGCGCTGACATAACAGCAATCTGATCCGCCTGTTCAGGAGTGATCTTCTTGTTATTTTCTTCACCGGGCAACGACATGCCAATCCGAGTCTCAATTTGTTTGCGATATTCCAGAGCCATATGCTCGTTGATATGAGCCATAGCCGCCGCCATAATTACCTGCGCCTGTGGGTTCATCTGCATCATCTGCTGAATCTTAGGATCTTGAATTGCCGCCATATGCACTTGGATGTGAGATATATGATTCTGTTCAATGAACGCCTTGACCGGCTTCATAGTGAGCAACGCTTGGTTCTCAGACACAGGGTCTACAGGTATAGCGTCGTCTTCTGTTTTGACTAACTTGTCTGCGTTCTTAACGCCAAGCACTTCAATCATTTGACGGTGCAACATAGCTAAGTCATACAACTGCGGAGCCTGTTGAGCCAACTGCATAACTGCTTGATACTGCACAATCTTCTGCGCCATAGTTGCTGCGTTTGGATCACTAACAGGGATAACGTCCACCATGTCGTAATCAGACTTTTTGGCTTTACGGTCTCCATCTACAGGTTCATATTCATACTCATCAGGCGTGTAATCAGCAATGATGACTTTTAGAAGTTTGAATTCTTGCTTCATCGTAAAGTGAATGCGAGCTTGAACTGCCCCCATAACTTTTAACTGTCTTTCTAACAGAGCTAGAGTTGTACCAACTGGAGCCTGCGCACTCATATCAGACACGTTCATATCGCCCGACGAAGCAAATGAGCGACCTTCTTCTACGATGTTTTGGAATAGGGCAAACAGAACCTGACTTGGCTCTTTGTATGGCAACGGTAATATGTTGTCTCTGATTGATCCGCTTGGAACATCTACATCTCGGAACTCTCCGGGCTGGATAGGCGTATCGTCACCTTTGATGCGAAGACCGCGAGACTTGAGGCCTCCGGGTAAATTCGAGAGTGTTCCTGCATCCACGAGTTGACGGATGAGCATCGTCGCCGATTTCGCGTAGCCGCCGATAAGGTGGATAAGACCATAACCATAGAAGCCAAAACCGGGGATGTATTGGTAGTGGACAAAGTGTTGACGTTTAAGGTGCAGCTCGTCTCCTTCATACCAATTTCTCCTAATAGCTAATACAGTACTAGTTGCTTTATCTACAGAGACCACATAAGGTAAAGCAATTCCCGTTTCCTTACCCTTGCGCTTGTGCTCATATCCTTTGAGATCCAAATCAACGTGCATTTCAATTATGCGATAGCGATCGTCTTGTGTAGCAGACATGCCGTTTTCTTCGGCCTTTTGCTTCTCAATATCGTCCATGTCATAGCCGGGTTCGCCTAAGTCAACATCACGATAGAACCCAGCTTCTTGTAACTTTTTGATCTCGTTCTCGGTCTTACGCATAACGTGTGTTACGCGTTCTGCCGTCTCCAAATTACTTGCCCCATACGGCACAACAATGTCTTCTGCTGGAATAAACACCGCGACCTGACGGCCCTTGCTCGGATCATAGTAGACCTTTTTAAACGCAGAGCCTGTAAGAGGCAGTGACCACAATAGCTTCTCATGCTCAGGACGGTACTCAGTCATTACTTCAGTGAGCTGATAGTTCATATCATCTTGTACACGTATAGCAGCTTCTTCTGTATCGCGTGTCTCTTCACCAATAATTTTTGTTTTGACTGGGCCCATTGCTGGGAACGTCTCCATAATTCCCTCTGCTTGAAAGCGTACAACACTCTCTGTCAACATCGGGTGGAATACTCCACAAGCCCCTTGCCAAGGCTCTGTTCTATCCTCGTACTGCAAGCCCAACAACTTTAGGCCATCAACATAAGTTTTGATCCAATCTTTGCGATCCATTACGTCTTTTTCAAAGTCAGAAACTAATTCAGACCCAAGTAAATCTAAATCTCCATCGTCCATTTCATCGGCAAGATTGGCATCAAAATCTTTGCCCTTTGATTGCTTACGTGGCTCAAGATCAATCTCAATATCGCCCATGCCAATACTGACTGACTCAGGGTCTTCGATCTCAATCTCAATAGGAGCATCCATTTCTTGTTCCATACCAAGAGGGGCTGCGTATAAACCTTTATCCATCATTCCTGTTGCCATATCTTGTCCTTACACAGTGTAGTACCGCTCTGTGCGGCTACTTTTAAAATACTGAACTTCATCAGGTTCGTCGTTTGGTAACCTAATGAAACCCCCCTGACGAAAGCGTGCTAGAGCTTGTGTGGTTGAGTCAACCAAGTCATCATTTGCACCGCTTGGAAAGTCGTTACACTCTTCGATAACTTCTTTTGCCCATCTGCGGTCTGGTGCCCATACCATCCCTGAAGAGAACAAATCAGAGACAGCATTCACACGGGCGATCTTATCCTGTCCTTTACCCGGCGTAAACTCTCCTACAGGCACGCCCATACGTCTAAACTCTTGATACAGCGCCGCTCCGTTAGACTTCTTCTCCACTACAAAAGCGTCTGGTTCCCACTCTTTGTACTCCTCCAGCACCATCTTTTTAAGGTCTGGAAACTCCATACGTTTCTTTACAGCGTTGAGTAGGATAATGTTGTAATTCTTTGACTCCTCATTAAAGAAGACGCCCCATGTTGTCAAGGCGTTGTAGTCAGCCCTGTTGTTTGTTTCTTGAGCGGCGTCAAGACTCATGATGATGAACTCGCAATTGGGAGGCGGTTTGTCCTGATCCCATATCTGCCACCACTCTCGCTTTATCAGAGCACCTTCTTCTGATACAGGGTTCTGCATATACTGGGCTTCCCAGTAACGCACGTCCATACCAGCCTTTTTAGACAACAATTCCTCAATAGTCCAAAACTCACCCCACAAGGGTTTATCGTTCAAAATCGCAGGAAACTCAACGATTTCCCAGTCATCTACGCCCTCTTCTCGGGCCATCTGACTAACTATCTGACCAGTCAAATCTAGCTTAGACCACCGTGTCATCACAATAATAATTGCGCCACCCGGCATGAGTCGCTGCAAAGGGCCAGACTGAAACCATTCCCAAGCAGGTAAGAAAACATCAGGCCGTCCAGTTTTGGCTTCCTGTTCAGAATGAGGATCGTCAATAATAAATAGATCAGCACCGCGCCCAGCAAGAGCGCCGCCCACACCAATTGCAAAGTACTCACCATTTGAATTTGTACCCCATCTTGATGCAGATTTACTGTCAGATTGCAGTTCTACAGTGGGAAAAATGTCTTTATAAGTGTCCATTCCCACCAAATTTCGCACTCTACGACCAAAATTTACCGCCAAATCTGCCGTATGGGAGGCCATAATGACCTTCTTATGGGGGAATTTACCCAAAAACCATGCTGGCGCAAGATAGGAAATGAGTTCAGACTTGCCATGACGCGGGGCAATATTAACAATGACTCGCTTTTTCTTGCCATTTGCTATGTCTTCAAAGATTTTAGCGAGC